ACCTTTTTGTAACGCCGTACTCTTCAAATAATTGTTTAAATCCGTATTGCGCACAGTAAAGCAGTCTGGTGCTGCCAAGCCTCCTATCATACAATAAAGATACCAAATTTATTGTATGGAGGTAGAACAAATGGATGAAGTAAGGTTAAAAGATGAGCTTATGGCCAGGTTGTCCAATGAACTGGACCGGCCTGCGCTGCAGGTGATTGACGGGGCACTATCGTCAGTGTTGCGAAACTACGAAATATCCAAAAGGGAAACCGGGTTGAGTACCAACATAATCAGCTTTCCAGAATTGGATATTTTCATCGGGAAAATCAGGTTTGAAAATTATTCGGTTAGTACAGTCAATCAATACCAGCGTTTTTTGGCGGACTTACTGATTTATGTAGGTAAGCCAGTACAGGAAATCACGGGAGAGGATGTGGTGGAATGCCTTAATTATTATGAGCAGGCTAGAAAGATTAGCTCCAGCACCAAAGACCACAAACGGCGCATTGCAAGCTCCTTCTTTACTTTTCTACATGAACGAGGCTACATCTCAAAAAATCCTATGTCCACTGTGGATCCAATCAAGTATGTAGCAGAAATACGGGAGGCATTGACCAGCCGTGAAGTAGAGAAATTGCGTATTGCCTGTGGAACCAATATCCGTGACAATGCAGTTCTGGAGTTGTTCCTGGCAAGTGGTTGTCGTGTCAGCGAAGTGGTCAGTATGCGGGTAGAAGATATGGACCTTCAGGCGGGATGTGGGAAAGTATTAGGAAAGGGAAAGAAGGAGCGCATGGTGTTCTTTAATGACCGTGCGATGGAATATTTGGAACGATATTTGGGGGACCGTAGGAGCGGGGCTGTGATACTATCAAAAAGGGCACCTTATCAAGGATTAAAGAAGAATGCCCTGGAGAACATTATCCGGAAGATTGCAAAAAAGGCAGGGCTGGGTAAGCGGGTATTTCCGCATTTGCTGAGGCACACATTTGCCACGCGTGCATTGAACAAAGGTATGCCGCTTCCAACATTATGTGATTTGATGGGGCATTCGAGTGTAGAAACCACCAGGATATATGCAAAAAATGGTGCCGGAAAGATTAGATATGAGTACGACATGTATGCTGCATCCTAACTCTTAAAATCTGACAGGATTTTTTTGGCCTGCCAGATGGGAGGCTTACTTAAAGTACGCTTATGGGGGATGTTGAGCACAGTTATAATTATATAGAATTGTTATGCGTGCTATATTTTTGCATTTCCGGGCATAATACGGATTTAATTAACCCATTGCTTATAAAAACATTTACATATTCACAATCCATAACTCTTGCGCCTAATGGTGGACAGGAGATACGTATACCGATTACTGTACCAGATGGATATATGTTTCTATGTGTTACCAATGTAAAAAGCAATGGGAACGTTGCATACGCATGTTACATAGCGTCATCTTCAAACATCCTGACTTGTTTCGTGGGCAATGACCGAAATGAGCAGAAAATAATCCCGCAGGGTATTTCGGCAGATGCGCTGTTCATGAAAAAATGGTGGTGAATAATCATTTAAGCTATTGCAACTTTCCAGTCCATGAATCTTTCCAGGTACCATCAGTATCTAAAAATCGCAATGTAATACGTTTCTCGCCACTGTAGTAGAAATGTATTGCGTAGCCTGCTGCCATCGACATATTGTAATAGGAGCGAAAACCGAATGATTGGTCTGCATCATCGAAAAAAGGCTGTATTATAGCTACTTTTTCAAAGTTAAAACATGAAGCAAGTAATTTTAAATCCGTATTGTACACAGCAACTAAAATGAATAAAAATGAGTTTTTGATGAATTAACATACTGATGTGCGCAATACGGATTTAAACAATTATTTGAAGAGTACGGCGTTACAAAAAGGTTCAACAAGTGCAATAATAGCTACTGAAAAAAAGATAACCGATTTTTATATTAAATTCCCAATTCCATTTAATTCCAATCCGAAAGTTGTTGCTGGTTTCTATAGTACAACAGAATTTATCGAATATGGAAATATGACTCCAATGGTTAGTGATGTTTCAAAAACTGGCTTTACAGTAAGAATTGCCAATAATTCTAGCCGTGAATTACAGCCTGCTATATATTGGATAGCAATGGAATGATTGTTTAAAGCATTGCCATCCATGACCCTAACGGGGCTAATGATGTAGTGTGGGCATTAGCGACCCTAAACGTAAAACCAATTTTACTTGCATTAGCAACATAGGGTGTAAGTAGACCATATTTTTCAGACTGGCTACTGGAGCGGAGGCTGACCATAATCTTTGGGATTGTGGGAAACGGATTAGGAAAAGTGATATCAAAATCTGTTGTTTTACCGGGAGCGCATTCACTGAGAGATGCATTTCCGGCTTGTATATCAGTGTTTGAAATACTCTGTTTCCAATCTCCCCATATAGCGTTAGACTTTGATTTAAAAAATATTTTTTCGGAACCTGCAGTTATATATAAAATAGTCCCATAGTTAGAAGACGACATACAAATTATGGCAGTTCCTGATTGTAGAGTGGTCAATCCCTCTTTATACGGAGTGTTTTTTGTGTTGTCACCGCAATTGACAATCCGTTTTCCCAAGGGACCAGCTTCAGCTTCGGATATCAAATCTGTGATTACTGCGCGATTATTTAAATCCGTATTGAGCCCACTAATACTTTTTTGCAGCCCGTCTGTTATCTTCGTGATTTTGGGTCCCACATCCGCTGCCAGGACCTGCTGTGTGTTGACGCTGTCCAGCACATGGCACAACATGCTTTTTTCTATCATCTTGTTTGCCAGCCGCTCCAGGAATGCATCATTGTTAATCAGCTTCTCGAACAGGGCATTGTATACATCCGCGTGGACCGGGTCTGAGGTTTCCAGCTTCCTCAACTCCCGGATGAGCGCCGCCTGTTCTTCGTTTATCTCAAAATTCGCCATCTTCCCTGCCTCCTAAAAGATATCGTCAAACGCAAAGGTCATCTCCTCGTCATCATCCTTGTTCTTGTCCGAACAGGTGCGTATCATCACCAGGTCGCCCTCCGCATCACACAATGCCATCTCATTGATGGACGTGTTGGCCAGTTCCTCCCTGGATAAGGTACAGATATACCGGAAGTTGGTGTCCGTCACCTGCTCGATGCTGCTCAGGTCCTTCCGTAACAGCTCGTTTTTCAAGGTGTTATCATCCTCTGATGGCGTCCCGTCCGCGCCGTTCCCAAATGCCATCTGTGTGACTGCCGGCAATGCCTTGATGCCCGCCCTGGCCTTCAGTATCTTATTCTTACTCAACTTGGTTATCGTTGTACTTGCCATCAGATTTCCTCCTCTATGACTTGTGCATCCATATGTTTGGCTCCATCATTGTACGTGCTCCCATCATGGATTCTCCAGTGATGCCAGGTTGTACATGTCAGCCTTCCCGCCTCATCCTCCTCCATCCGGCTGCGTATGTGCAGGTAGGGCAGATGGTTTCCAATCACATTGTCATGATGGATGCTTCCATCGTTGTCGTGCTCCCCGTTCAGGATGTTATTGTTATACCAGCGCACCTCCGCCCGTATCAGGATGTCATGGGGGCGGATGCATTCTTCCAGTCCTGCGTCCTGAATCCGGTACAGGAAACGGTAACGGTCCAGCCCGCTTACCTTCTTTACCCGCCGTACCTCCCGGCGGATGATATCATGGCCGAGGTCAAAGGAATCATCTATATCCCGGGACAGGATGACATAAAATTCCGCCCAGTGCTCCCGGCTGCCCTCCAGTTCATACGCCGGCACCATCTCCACATCGGTAAAGCCCAGGGACCGCACCGCCTGGAGCGTGCCCACCTCCGTCCCGCCAAGCCGGCAGGTGTCTGCATACATCATCAGCCGTACCCGGAAGTTTTCCCAGGTTTCGCCCTCATAGCGCGTCAGTTTCCGGTCCAGGCCATGCTCCGGAAGCATCCGTGGGCTGGCTGTCCTTACCATGCCTTCCTCCCGTGCCCGCCGGAGCATGGTCTTGTTTTCATCGAACAGCCGCCCGGTCACCTTGAAATAGATATACCACTGGTTCCTGGCCTTCCTTGCCTGTTTGAAGGGCGTGGACAGCAGATAATACATATATTCCCCGAATGTCTCCAGCATGGCGTCCCTCCTATGTGTTCCTTACCTTGACCGTGATACTCCCCAGCATGACCACATTCCCGGCCGGCAGCTCCACGTCCACTGCGGGGGCCGTGAATACGGTCTTACGGTAGTCCGGTATGCTCTGGCGGAGCACATACCGGATGTCATCCTGTAAGAATAAGTTGAAGTCCGTCCGGTTGGACAGGGACATGGCCCCCGCTATCAGGGACCGGGCCGTTTCCTCCACATCCGTCACCCCTGCCCCCTGTTTGAGGTACAGGGTGATGTCCACATCCTGATAGGTGATGGTTCCGGACTTTGCCAGGTAGTCCTCGTAATTATCCTTCAGCTGGTCCGCCGCCGCCTGGGCCTTGCGCACCAGCTCCTCGCTGGCTTCCCCCGCCGTCCCCACCACAATCACATCCACCGTTCCCTGCCCCCTTGGATGCTGGTCATCAATGTAGGCGCACATCACACCCGGGATGGCCTCCACGGCTGCCTTCAGCTTGGCCGATGTGGTATTGGTGGACAGTTCCTCCCAGCTGGACAGGGTCCGGCTGCGTAAGCCGGCTTCGCTCTCTTCATCTGCCCCCTCGGAATATATCCATCCCTGCCGGTTCGTGACCTGCGACACGCCCTCCAGGTATATCATGCTTACCCTTATCTGGTCCTCACTCACATTGTAGCGCGCTCCGGACGCTTCCGCCTCCACCAGCACGCTGCCCTCCGCCTGGCCGGCCTGTATCACCGTATCCTCTAACGTGTAGTAGACCAGCTCATCCCCGTTGATGTCCGGGGCCGTCTTGAACATATGTCCCTTCGTCACGGTCAGGGCCTGCCCGTAATCGGACCTGACAAGGGTCACATATCCCTGGGTCCGGGTCGCCGCCTTCCGGAACTTGGAAAAGTCCGCCGCCTTCAGTTCCAGCCACCTGCCTTCCGCATGCCGCAGGAACTGGTTGTTCAGGATGGTCCGCGCCAGACGGAGCAGCTCGATGTGTATCTGCACGCAGATACGTGTCAGCCAGTAAAAGACGCCTCCACTGCCCCACTTGGTGATGGTAAACCCTTCCGCCGCCAGCTCCTCCTTCAGCTCCTGCATCTTTGTATCGGCATCAGGGACCGGTATGATTTCATCCAGAATGCTTTCATCAATCAACGAGTTTCACCTCCGCCCCGTCCAGTTCCAGGTCCATCTGATAGGACACATCCTCATTTGCAATCTTAAATCCCACATGGATGTTCACTATGTCATCCTCCATCCGGGACACGCCAACCCCGATGCTGTGCGGGTTGATTTCATCCCGCTTCCTTAACTTTTCCGTGACCCGGTTCTTTATCTGCAGCTCCTCCAGTTCGCCTATCTCCCGGTGGCAGAAATCCAACAGCGACCATCCGTAATCGGAATCAAAAAAACATTCCCCCTCCATGGTCAGGGCCTCCAGGCGGATGTCCTGCAGGAAACAGTCCAGGCCGCCCGCCAGTGCTTCCTCTCCCGATGCCAGGGGGACCGGCTGCCCGCTATCGTCTAACATCAGGTCCGTTTCCGTCAGTATCATAAGCATCTCCCCAGGATGTACGGCCGGCACTGCCCATATAAAAGCCCCACTGCCACTACATCCCCTTTCTTCAGGACCTGCTCCGTCCTTATATAAGGAATCGCGGGAAAGGCTTCATCCGTCTCCCCGTTTTCCTTCAGCAGCCGCAGCGTCACATACGATGCCCCATCCTTCACGGTCCCTTCCATCACCTTTGCCTGGCACAGGGCCGGATGGCGTATATGCGGATAGTCTGTCCCTATGGTCTCATTCACCGTCAGTTTGACAAATTCGTCAAGAAAACCGGCCATTTTGAATCCACTTCCTTCCAGCTAAAATGATACATACATCCTCACGCTTCCCGTTTCATCCGCCTTCACCCGGACCGAGGTCACAAGGGCCTCCCCGTCAAACTTCCGGTGTCTTATCCGGATACGCTCTCCCTGGTGAATCCACGGGACCCCGATGGTCTTGATTTCGTTATCGCCGTTCCATTGGTTGAAGGAAAGGATGCTCTTCCCTTCCTCCAGTACATAGATAAGCGTCTGCTCCTCCCCGGTCCCCCAGAAGAACCGGCCGGACCGGAAATAAAAGGATGCCTCCAGGCCCCAGACCCGGCCCACCTCCTGGATAAGCTCCGCCACATTCATGCGCGGGACCGGGACCACGTCCTTTTTGGGGTACATGGTATCGGACAGGCGGTAATCCGTAATCCCGGCCCTTCCAAGGCCGAACCGGATGATATCCTGCGGACAGCAGTCCAGGAAGGTCTCCTTTACGTAGGTCCGTTTCAGGAACAGTGTATCGTCCAGTATCCGGTAAGGCCCCAATGCCTGGCCGTCCGCCATGTATCCGGTTAAGAGCGTGTCATAATCCCCGTCATAGCCCAGTTCCACCTGGGCCGGGGCCATGGATGCAAGGTCCAGGAGCCCGGCATAACCGGGGTCATATTCCAAGGTGGCCCAGCTGCACTGCTCCCTCAGGCTGGAATGGCATTCCACACGGATTCCCCGCGTGAATACCTGGTCCCCAACGGTTATCCGGAACCGTGGCGTAATCAGTTTCCGTTCTGCCATGCTGCCTCCTATGTATCCCGGGCCGGGCTCTCCGATGTCTTATCCTTAATCCTGGGGGCCTGGCCTCTCTGTGTGTTCAGGTATTCCTGGTAGTCGGTGCTGATTCCCTGGGCCTGTGACGCCCCTGTCTTACTGCCGGAGGATGCGTTTTTCCCGCTTCCCGCCGCCTGGGTCTGCACGGTGACCGGCAGGCACTCCCAGAATTCCAGCGCTGCCTCCCCATAACTGTTTTCCGTCTTCTTGGACAGGTCGATTCCTTTAAAATACACCAGGTTCAGACCGCAGGCTGCGGCCTGGCTGTTCACCACCGGCAGCGGTATGGCAGCCGTCTGCCCCGGCGGCTTGAACAGCAGCTGGATGGTCTGCACCATGCCCTCAACGCTTTCCCCGGCACTGGGTTCCAGCAGCAGGTCCACATTCATCTTCAGCGGTTCGTACCCATTGGGCTGGTAGCCCAGGGTCACGTTATTGTCATCCGTCACCGCGTCAATCACGGCGGCCCCGGTTATCTCCAGCTTCTTTACGAGGCCCGGGACGGCCACCCCCGCCACCAGCATGGATGTATCCTTTATGTACAGCATTCTTCCTTCCTCCCAGCCGCTTTCTATGCAGGCGTGACCGATACGTTCCCGTTGGTCTTTTCCTTGATGTCGTCAATCAGCTTGAATAAGAGCGGCAGGTCCTTCAGCCGTTCCAGGGACACATGCAGCTCCAGGCGCTGGATGACGGTCCCGCCTCCCTGCTGCTTCTGGCTCCATATGCTTCCCTGGCCGGATGGTTTCCTCTCTTCCCGCCCTCCGGTCAGCAGTCTGGCAAAGGCCGCTCCTCCTTCCTGGTTTTCATCACTCAGTGCCTGGAAGGCGTCCCTCGCCGTATCCGCCGGCAGGGAGGCCGTCTGGCTCATGCCGGTATGGATGGTCTCAAACACACGGCGGCCGGACAGGGTAAGCTGGGACAGGGGCCCCTCCTTCGCATCGGAAAAGGGCAGCATCTGCCGGATTCTGGACAGGGCCCCCTTCACCGCCTCCACCGGCTTGTTCACGGCGGAACGGATTCCTTCGGTAAAGGTCTCCATTATCTTGGCTCCGGACTGTTTGAACAGACCTACTGCCCCGTCCACCACACCACGGACCTTTGCCAGGCCCTGGCTCCACAGCTCCTTGATGCCGTTCAGCTTTCCTCCCGTCAATGTATTCAGGAAATCAAAACCTGCCGTATAGTAGCCCTTGACGCCCTCTACCGCAGCAGCCGCAATCCCGCGTATGCCCCCGCCATTCTGTTCATAGGCATTTTTCATGTTGTCCAGCTTCTGTCTGACAGTCCCGACCGCAGCCCCCATCACGTTGCCCATCACGTTCCGGACCGCCTCCATCCGGCTGCTGACAGCCCCGCGGACCCGGTTGAACACATTTGATACCGTGGAGACAATCGCGCCGCCAATGTTGGAGAAGAAGTCCTTCATGGCCTGCAGGCCCGCCCGTACTTTCTCCACACAGGCATTCCAGACGTTCTGGATGAAGGCGGATACCTTATCCCAGTTCTTCCAGAGCAGGATAAGCCCGGCCGTCAGGGCCGCAATCCCGATGACAATCCAGGTCACCGGATTGGCTAACAGGGCCGTTGTGAAGCCCCACACACTGGATATCAGGCCCGGAAGGGCCGCGGCTGCCGAAGCAATCCCCTGCCGGACCATGTTGAGCAGGCCGGCCCCCATGGCCTTGATTCCATCCGCGGCGTACATCCCGTAAATCCGCAGGGTCTCAAAGCCGCTTTTTAAGCCGCCCACCATGCCGATGGTCCGTGTTATCGCCGTCCCGAAGATGCCGATGATGGAGGTCACACTGCCCGTCACGGTCAGGAACATCCCGAGGAACAGGACCGCGTTCAGGATGCCGGTTGCAAGCCCCTGGTTCTCCGCAATCCATTCGGACGCCTTCCCCACGGCCTGCCCCGCCTTCCCAATCCAGTCATTCACGGTCGGCAGCAGGTTCACTCCAAGCTCCTCCGTCACGTTGTGTAACCGCTGTTTTAACACCGTGTACTTCTGGGATTCCGTTGCGTTGATGGCCGTTGCCATCTCCTGGGCGGCGCTGCTTCCTCCGCCCAGCGCATCATACATATCCAGGATGCCCGTCTGCAGTTCGCCTGTCTTCCCGTACAGGAGGTCGATAACGGCCACCGCCTCGTCCGAGCCGAAGGCCTCTTTTATCTGTTTCTTCTCCACCGCATCAATGGTATCCCCATACTTGCTTTTCAGGATTCCCAGGATTTCCGGCAGGCTCCTGAGCTGCTTGTCAGCGTCCAGGAAGTTGAGCCCCAGCTTCTCACCCGCCCCGGTGGCGGCATTTAATAACGCCTTATATTTGGTGGCTGCCTCGCTGCCCGACATGGTGGCCTGCAGCATGCCCAGCACGGACAGCTGCTCCTCCAACGGCACATTGGCCGATGTGGCGCTCCCTCCCAGGGCGCTGATGGCCGAGGCCATCTCCGAGCCGCTGGTCTTATACGCCTTGACGGCGGTCGCAATGCCGCCCGCAAACATCTCCCCGAAT